TTAGTTCATATTTTGTAATGTTACGTTACTTCGATTTATATTTTCGAGCACTTCATCAATGAATAAAGAGCGGTAATGTGGGCATTCAAGAACGCTCTTACTTTTTGCTTCCCTATACACTTTGGAAAATAATTTTGCTTTCTCTCTGTCAGTGGTCGGTAGTTGCTCTATGGGGGTGCCGAGGAACCGACACCCCCAGCCTTTGCAAGTTGGAGTGAGAGAGCAGTATAATTCACTTGTTCGTAGAGATGAACACTGAGTAATATTTGGGGTCATAGCGATATTTTTACCGTTTTAGTAAATAGAAGATTAGATGTATCATTTTCGTATGCTTTTATAATTACACTACCTCCTTTTTGAATACTAAGACACATATCCGATTCGGCAGGTCCTACAATCTTTGCAAAAGTAGTTCTATCATGACTGAGTTCATAGTCTATGAACCAATCTCCCATTGCGGCGACATTAAAGCCAAATTCTGTATCTATTCTTTGAAATTCAATAATTAAAGTTTTGTTTTTAGGGATTGACGCTTTACAACTTATATGCTTTCCATATACTTCATGGGTGTTGTTTTTTAATATGTTATCGCTAAATCTACCTTTGTCTGGGAAGGTTATTCTTAAACTACTTAATTGTTCTCTTATTTGTTGGCAATATGTTCCAACACTTGCTTGCATATTGGTATTAGGATATTCAAAAGTTCCTCCTGTAACACCTGTTAAATCAGATGGAAGATGTAAGTCGTATCCACGAGGCATTACATATGAAACTTTATCACGTCCTAATTTCCCATAAAATAGGCCTAACTCAAAGACTACATTATCACGTACAGTTGCTTTCTCTTCACCTCTAATTTCTAATTTATCTTCAGGGAGAAAAACGAAGGATGCAAAGTCTGAGTTCTCAAGTACTGTGCTCAAGTCTTCTAATGGCGAATGAGATAGTTTGAATACTCCTTGACTCCACACTGTAACGTCCATATCAAAGTCTAATTCGGCCTTAATAGCTCTTGCAACTGATAGCCCTTCAACAGAAGAACCAATGAATAATGTTGGTTTTGCCATAATTTCTAAATCACCATTATAAAACAACATCAATCTTTGTGTTCATACATATCAATTGCTTTAAAGAAATCATCTTCATAATTAAAGATGTCATCTAAGCTTTCAATTGTATGCTTCACATCTTTCTTATTTTCATCAATAGTAGCTACATATTTAGTAGCTGTATTGAAATACATGCGACAAATAGGTTTTCGGTTATTGTTGTCAAGTAATATACTGAAGTAAGTCTGTGCATCACGATATACTATACGAGATATATCCACTTTCTTCCGGCAAATAGCCTTGACGATGCGATAAGCGTCAAGTTCATCCTCTGTGGTTACAATTTTTGATTCAGAATGATTTTCCTCCTGATTGTCTTCGGATGAAGTGTCTGTCTGTTTGGACTGTACAGGTTCGGGATTGGAGTCGTTGACAGTTAAAGCCCCTTTCAACCGTTCGTTAATAATATCGTTGATGTGTGAAGAGATGGCACGTTTGACTAAAGGTGTGAACTGATCTATTATGTTTTGAAGCATTCTACCTTCATAAACTTTTGTAGCAAACATTTTTACGAAATCAGTGCTAGGAGAGGAGAATTCTTCTTGTATGATAGCTTTTAGTTCTCCCATATATTTTAATTCACTGGCTGAGTTCAGAATATTGTCCACATCAAAGTATGACTTATGGAATTTTTTCAATTCTTCGATTTGATTATCCCTCAAGTCTGTAATATCCACTTCTAAAAATGGTTTATCATCCATTATATTGGGTTCTTTTAAATCTGTATAGAAGCGGTAGATAATCCCATTGGTTAAAAGTCCGAATTTAGCCTTTGATACGTTGAAATAGCGTAGCAATTGGTTGTCGTGCAGGTTTAAGTCTTGTTTCCAATGCTTACATTCAATCAGCAATATAGGCTGGTCGTCCTTCATGATGGCATAATCAATCTTTTCTCCTTTCTTGGTTCCAATATCACATGTCATTTCGGGGAGTACTTCTAAAGGATTGAATACATCATATCCGAGAGCATTAATAAAAGGCATGATGAAAGCATTTTTAGTTGCTTCTTCTGTCTGAATGTTATCTTTCAGCTTTTCGATTCTATCTGCGAGCTGTTTAATAGTGTCTTTAAAATCCATAGTATTTATTTTTAGATTGATATTATAATCTCATGCTACGTTCAACAACCTTAATTACATTATATATCTCTACTACATCGTCAAGATTGACGGTATAATCATTGAATAGTTCATTTAGTGAATGACAAGTGATATTTCCGCTATCGTCCTGCGCTGTGATTTGCTTAATGGATATTCCTTTTGTTCGATGTACGATGACGAAATACCAGTCGTTGATATGAAGCTTAGGGAGCCATAAATCACGTCTTACTTCCCTGCAAAGTAGCTTGTCCCCGTCGCAGATAGAATTACGGCTGCCATCATCCATACTATCGCCTTCTGCCTCAAATATGCGGTATTTTCCGTGATAAGTTTGGTCTACAATAACCGGCATTGTCGGTAGGGTATTTATGTATTCAGCATCTCCGTATCCGGCAAGATAACCGCATTGTGCTTTGATGTGTATAACAGGCACATTCATATAGCTTAGGTCATCTACTTGACGGGCGTTGGAGTGGAATGTTTGGGATTGGGTATCGGTAAGCATATCCCCTTCGCCGGTTAGTAGCCATTCTAAATTATATATAGGAAATGCACTAACTATCTTTTCACATGTTGCACGTGAAGGTGTACGATGCTCATTAATAATGCGGGTGATAGTTACATTATTAGATATACCAATAGCTTTACTGAATGAATTCTTATTCAAGCCTTCTTTTTCAATAATTAATTCAACTCTTTCCCAAGCTTCCATATTTGAATATACTAACAGTTAGTTAAATGTTGTAAATAAACTAACTTTTAACTGGTGAAAGTTTGTATTTATACTAACTGTTAGTATCTTTGCAACATCAACAACGACTTCAACAGCAAAGATGCGAAGTTTGAGTGAGATTACCAAATTATTTACATACCTAAAAAGGAGTAAGACAATGAAAAAAAGAGATTATGAATTGGTAAAGAATGGCAAGTATAACAGAAGAGCAATTATGCAGAGAGCTTATGTATATATGCGTAATTACAATTACTCTCTTTCAAGCGCCTTAAAAACGGCTTGGTGTGATGCTCATCTGAAAATGGATGAATATAAAGTACAGATTGCTCCTAAGTATCAAGATTACCCGAAATCGGCTAATAATTTCAGACAGGCTATGATTGATTTGAATCCCACTTTAAGAAGCTACGATAGCTCTTGGAGATAATATAAACAAAGCTGCAGAAAAGGTCAGTGCTATACCGGTGACAAAAGCCGCGAGGGTTCGTAATGGCAAACGAACACTTTACCCTTCACCGGGCAGCTTTCCCTATTCGGTGATGCGTTACGCCGAATTTCTCTATCCGGTCTTTGAGCCTACCCTTTGATGGGAGATAGAGAACTGATATGAGCTCGACATTCGGGCAGGAGAGGCGATACTCCGCAACAACACACCCCGAAAGACTTGGAACTGGTGACAGCAGAAGCAGACTTGAGTAGGGTTACGGGTGCAGTCCCGGTGAAATCTGCCGCAGTTCGTACTGAGAAAGGTACAGGAACTCCGAAGCATACCCATGTAAACAGATAGTAGACTTGTCCTTGATTGTGGTGGGGTAAAATAAAGAAGTCGACATGCCCCGAACGGTTATGCAGTGAAGTATAGTAGCTGATAACTCCGGTGGGAAGAACTGAGAGAGTTTATCGGGGCACGAATATTAATTAAAAATAGAGAGAAAATGAATGAAATAATAGATTACATTAAGGATTCACCAATTGAGTATGCAATTGATGCCTTGTCTGTGAATTATGTGATACAGACTATCGTTCAAATGGTACTGTTTCCCTTTGTACTATACTTTTGTTGGAGGGTTTTTAAAAAGATACTTCGTAACATGAGGAATAATTAACAGAAACTCCTTACAATAGTATACGCAACCAATGCGATGATAAACAGCAGGAATGAAACATACGAGCCTTTTTCGCAAAATACGAAAATCCTTCTTCTTGGTATGCTTTCATATACGTAAGCTTGACCGTGCGGTAATTCCCCGTTATGATATTTTCTTAGGTATTCCCGATAGGTGCGCACAGCTTGATTGCTCAACACTCTATTCTCGTATAGAGATATTCCAGAGAAAAGGATACAGAGTGCATTTACGCATATTGCAGTCACAAGGAGAACCTTGTTGCAAAGACTGTCCTCTGAAGGACTGCTTAAAGAAATGATTACCGCAAAGGTGGTTGAGGCTACCATTAAAAGCGTTGTTTGTATTTTGAATACCCATTCGGTTTGTTCATCCAGAGAACGCATATATAACCTAATTAGATTTCTTTCCCAACTCATATTTACTTAATTTTTTGATTTGACACTTCAAAGTTAAGTAAATCTCCCGAATAAAGCGTGATGCTACCAATCGAATTGGTTCGGGAGAACTCAAATATTAATCATTAAAATTTTATAGCAATGAAAAAGAAAATAATCACAGAAAACTACACGCCGGCTTTGAGAGATATGGAAGTAGGAGATATTCTTACTTTCCCGGTGAAAGCTTACAATTCTATCAAAGGTACATTGATTCCCCGATTGAGATTGGAACTTTGCGTAGAAGATGCAGATTGGAAAGTAGGAGACATTGATAAGAAAAAAGGTCTTTTTGATGTAGAAAGGGTTGCGTGATGGTTTCCCTTTCTCCGGCGGAAATGCTTGTTGCAAATGAGTATTGCAAGGGACTTGCTGACAAAGAAGTGGCCGACAATCTGAGCAAGTCTGTTTGGACTATCAAGACACAGAAGCGGACTATCTATCGAAAGTTAGGCATATCCAAAGATACTGAATTGCTTCTGTATATGATTTGCGGCAGGCTGAAACGCAATTTCGATTTGAATGAGTTACGGAAGCATGGACTTGAGTTTTTATTCTCCATTCTTTTCATAGTAATGCAAATAACTTGTAATGATATTGATATGCGGAGAATGAAAACGCCCTCACGAGTGCGGACTACAATGCGCTATATAAGAGTAGGGGGACGGAGTAATAATAATTTTAATTTTTTGGCAGCATGATATATGAGGTAAACGGTGATTTACGCAGTTCTATGTTGATTGATGGGACAGCGGAGGCAAGGTTGGCAGATATACTTACCATCATGGATAAGCGTACATTTCCTAAGAGGGAATCAGAAAGAATAGTAGGTGGCCCGGGGAGATTGAAAACTTTGGTAAGTTCTCGAAGAGTGAGAGTTGAGTACAAACCTAATGGGAGAAGTTATTACAATGCTTCAGATGTATTGAGTTTTGCAAAAGTAAGAAAAGGAAGAAACCATGAAAAGAATAATTCTCAACGTGCTATTGCTTAATATATTGGCTTTGCCTTGTTTGGCAATGTTCAATGATGTTGATCCGGTAACAGGGGACTGGAACTATACTGTTAATCTTTTTGGTATAGTGTATTCTGTTTGGTTCTATCACAAAGTATTAAAGAAGATAATAAAGATATGAACCTCAGCGGAGGAAGTGCATTACACAAAACTTATTTAGTTAGATTGCTGTCTGCATGGTCTGTGAAGATATAGCAGGCAGAAACGGGTAATTAGCTCAGTCAGGTAGAGCGGTACATGATTATTTAATGTTGGTAATTTGTCATGGTATTATTTAAAGGTTTCATTCATGTACAGGTCGTGGTGTTCAAGTCCCACATTACCTACAAGCTTTTTTATGTTTAACCAATAATGCCGACGAAAAGGACGTCGTAGGGAGAATGCCCCTATTTGAGTTTTATACTTTAAACTATCTTGTTAACTACCCTTCCCGGTGTGGCTTGGCCGCCTATCCGGGAGCAATGCCCAAGCGAGGGCAGATATAGTTTAGTATTTTTATTTGGTTGTGCTGAGGTGTTCTGTCTGTGAAGATAGTACACCTTTTTTATTCGGGAGTTCGGTGTAATGGCTAACACGCCTCATTCGAGGAGACTGACGGTTCGAGTCCGTCAACTTCCACGACATTTTTTATTAACCACATAAATTTTATCATTATGAGTTTGATCAAGAAACCTAACGAGCTGACTGTTAAGACTACATTGTCAGCACTGATTTACGGACAACCGGGTATGGGAAAAACGACATTGGCATTATCAGCCCCGAACCCTGTGCTGTTTGATTATGACGGTGGTATTCATCGCGTCAATGCTGCTCATCGCGTACCCACTGTCCAAATTACAAGCTGGGATGAAACGAACCAAGTACTTGCTTCCGAGGAGATCCAGGAGTTCGACACAATTGTGATTGACACTGCCGGAAAGATGCTCTCTTTCATGGATAAGGCTATCATGGCAGCCAATCCGAAAATGAAGAAGGCTGACGGTACTCTTTCCTTGCAGGGCTATGGGGTACGAAAGAATATGTTCATCAGCTTTGTAAATCAAGTTACCCTCATGGGTAAGTCTGTTATCTTCGTTGCTCATGAACGGGAGGAGAAAGTCGGTGATGAAAAACAGATACGCCCGGAGATTGGCGGTTCATCTGCCGGCGACTTGATTAAGGAACTGGATTTAGTCGGCTACATGGAAGCCATTGGCAAGGATAGAACAATTTCCTTTGACCCATGCGAGAAGTTCTATGGTAAGAATACTTGTAATCTCTCTTCACGTATAAAGATACCTGTTATCATTGATGCGTCTGGTACTGTTACGGGAAAGAATGATTTTATGACGAACATCATTAATACTTACAAGGAATATCAAACAAAGCAAACTGAGTTGTCTTCCGAATATGATAAGCTTCTTGAAGTTATTCGTGATATGGTGGAGCAGGTGACTGATATGCAGTCGGCTAATGAGGTACGGGAAGCGATTGCGGGTATGAACCATATCTTTGACAGCAAGGTACGGGCCGGTATGATGCTTAATGAGAAATGTAAGCAACTCGGGTTGAAATTTAATAAACTCAGCAAGAAGTATGAACCAGCCGCCTAAGTACAGACTTTACCCGTCGCTGCTTGATAAGTTCGAGCAGTATCTGCGGGCGGATGAACAGGTTGAAAGTTTTTGGAATGTCGACAATGAAACGGGGGAATACAAGAAAAGCCCCGAAGAGATTGAGGCGGAGCTCAAGCAAACTCTGCTTGATGCGATAAACCGCGTTCCATTTGAGAGTGAAGCGGCTGATAAAGGAACGGCATTCAATGCTATTATAGACTGTTATATCCATAGGAAAAAGCATATTCCAAATGAACGAGAACCATATACCATTATCGGTGATGAAGAAACCAACATTATCCAAGTTGATTTTCCGGCTACGGATATAGCGCCTGCCCGTCATTTCTTGTTTGACCGAGCATGGTGTATCGAGCAGTCGAGATATTTTGCCGGTGCATTGTCTCAGGTCTTTGTCTCTGCCATTATCTCCACCCGTTACGGTGATGTGGAACTTTACGGGTTTATAGACGAACTTCTCCGAGATACTGTCTATGACATCAAATCAACATCCAAATATGATTTCGGCAAGTATGAACATGGCTGGCAGCGGCATGTATATCCTTACTGCCTGATTGCTTCCGGTCAAATGGAGAGTGTGAAAGCTTTTGAGTACACTGCTTATCAGTTGAAGGGCGGTACGAGTCGTACACCGCTAATCAGCGGAACGCAATATCCGGAATACTACACCTATAACCATGAACAGACGGTTAAACTGTTGACCGCTCATTGTGAGCATTTCATAGAATTTCTGGAAGTAAATCGGGAGTTTATTACGGATAAGAAAATATTTGGGTTAGAGTAATGGCACAGGAAGCAATTCTTGAAAAGGTTAACGGCGAAGTACACATAAGCAAATCCTTTGATTTCATGTGTTCCCAGCTTCGTAATGGTCGGTATCGTGTAAAAATCGAACGGTTCACAGAGCCTCGTACACTATCGCAAAATGCGCTCATGTGGCTTTGGTTCACTTGCATCGAGCAGGAAACCGGAACGGATAAGCAGGATATACACGATTACTACTGCAACCTATTTCTGAGGAGAACTTCCTATATCAAAGGCAAAGAAACGGTTGTTGCCGGAAGCACATCGAAACTCAATACAGTGCAGATGACAGACTTTTTGAATAAAGTCCAGGCTGATGCCGCTGCCGAACTGGGAATAACACTCCCTCTTCCGGCTGACCGTTACTATAACGAATTTATCAACGAATATCAAGACAGGAGATAAAAATGAATATCACAAAAGCAAAAATAACGAAAGACAACACGCTTGTTGCCACTTTTAAGAACGAGAATGAGGATAATGTAACCGTTGAGGGAAAGAATCTTATCCATAAGGATTTACGTGCTGCATTTGATGAACTTATCCCTCACCTTGCTTTCCTCTGCGAACAAAAGGAAGCTGACGGCAAAGATTCCATAGATGAATTGCCGGAAGAAATCTTTTCAACATTTGAGGTTACCGGTTATACAATTGGTGGTTCCGATGATAATATCGGGATTACTTTAGTCGGTAAACGTTTCTTAAAAAGTAAAAAGGTGCTCAATCTCATTGCACCGTTTACCATGTTCAACAATGAGAACGAGGAATACGAACACGCCTTTGAGTTGCAGCAAGCCATTGATGCTTGTAATTATGAAGTAGAACAGTATCTGACCGCAAAGAAATGGGCAGTAGTTCAGCAGGAACTTCCATTTGATGAAAGTACCCCGACTGATATAGGGGCTGACCCAGTGGGGGACGCTACTTTTGAGGAGGAAGCTAACGAGTTCCTCAAACAAGTGGCGGAACAGACCGGTACTACTTTGATTGTGGACGGTAAGAAAGTGAAACCGCGTCATTCACGTACTAAGAAAGTCAAAGAAACGGCAGCTTAATTATGGCAGCACCTTTTTGTATCACCAAATATCCAGACGGCTTCAAACTTAAATTCATGTATCATCCGATGCTGATAAAATGTGTGAAGAACATTCCGTCAGTCAAGGCCAATGCAAAGAGAGCTTACCTCTTTAATGAAAAAGCCTGGTGGGTTGATCTTGCCGATGAATGGTATGTCAACACCATGGCGAATTGGGCGGTGCAATATGGTTATTGCGGATCAGTACAGCGGTTGGAGCAAAGAAAAGCTGATATAAGTTTTGAGATTGCTCCAATGCCGCAATTGGCCGTACCTCATGGGCTACTTCTTGAACCATACGATTATCAGAAAGAGGGTATCGCTTATGCATTAGAACATAAACGGTGCATCTTCGGTGACCAGCCGGGACTTGGTAAGACATTACAGGCGATAGGTACGGTAACAATAGCGCAATCTTATCCATGTCTTGTAGTATGTCCGGCTGCATTGAAAATAAACTGGCAACGTGAGTTCAAGAAGTTTGCCGGGAAACAGGCTCTTATACTTGATGATAAGAATAAAAATACGTGGCAACGCTTCATTGAAACCAAGTGCTGTGATATTTTCATCACTAATTATGAGTCGCTGAAAAAGTTCTTCGTATTGGATGTGAAGAATGATACGCGGTTTACGCTGAAGTCAATCATTTTTGATCCTCGCATAACGCTTTTCAAATCGGTCATTATTGATGAGTCTCATAAATGTAAGTCTACTAAGACCCAGCAAAGTAAGTTTGTTGAGGGCATCTGCAAAGGTAAGGATTTCATTCTTGAGTTGACAGGAACTCCGGTAGTGAATGATAATACTGACCTTATACAACAACTTAAGATAATGGGACGTTTGGAAGATTTCGGTGGGTATAAGACATTTACCGAGCGCTTTTGTAACGGACCGAAGAAAGCATCTAATCTGAAAGAATTAAACTGGCGCCTTTGGAATACCTGCTTTTTCCGACGGGAGAAGGCAAAGGTGTTGACCCAACTTCCGGATAAGACACGCCAGTATATCGAGATGGATATCACTACGCGGTTGGAATATGAGAAAGCAGAAAGCGACCTTATTCAATATCTGCGTATTTATAAGAATGCGGACGACGAGAAGATTGCCAAGTCCATGCGCGGCGAGGTAATGGTAAGGATGGGTATATTGAAAGCTATTTCCGCTCGTGGAAAAATCAAGGCGGCTGCCGAATTTATCCATGACGTTATCGATGGGGGAGAGAAACTGATAGTATTTGCTTATCTGAAAGAGGTAGTAATGGAACTGAAAAAGATGTTTCCCAAAGCAGTAACGGTTACTGGTGAAGATAATGCTACCCGGAAACAGATAGCTGTAGATGCTTTTCAAAACAATCCGGATTGTACACTTATCATTCTGAACTACAAATCGGGTGGTACGGGGCTTACTTTGACCGCTTCCAGTCGTGTGGCCTTTATTGAGTTCCCATGGACGTTCAGCGATTGCGAACAGGCTGAAGACCGGGCACATCGTAACGGACAGAAAAATAACGTTAACTGTTACTACTTCCTTGGTAAAAATACCATTGATGAATATATGTATGATGTCATTCAGCGGAAGAAGGGTATAGCTAACGGAGTTACCGGAACTGATGATGTAGTAAAGGAGAATGTAGTAGATATGGCTATGGACTTATTCAAAGGTAGATTATGAGAAAGAAACAAACTACACCACAATCAGAAAGCCAGATACAGCATAGCTGCCTGACTTGGTTCCGGCATCAATATCCGTTTTTGAGTCGCATGCTGTTCGCTGTTCCTAACGGTGGGAAACGCGATGCCCGTACCGGTGCGCAAATGAAATACGAAGGTGTTTTACGCGGCGTTGCCGATTTGATACTTCTTGTCCCTAAGAAAGGTTTTGCGTCTCTCTGTATAGAAATGAAAACTCCGATGGGGAAACAGAGAGAGGAACAAATTGAATGGCAGAGAGAAGCGGAAAAGTATCGAAATAAATACGTTATCTGCCGTTCTCTTCGAGATTTTATGAACGAGGTTAATTCCTATCTACGATGAATTATATTGAATTAGTCAATAACTTTTGGACTGTGAGGCGTATTAGACCGATGACAAGTTACGAGGCAGATTTTTATTTCTATTTGCTGAAAGAATGTAACTCGAGAAACTGGACTAATCCGTTCGAATTGCCGTCGAGGAATGTGGAGCTTGAACTCGGCATCTCTCGCAAAACAATTTGTGACCTGCGCAACAAACTCCAGCAAAAAGGATTGATTTCTTTCAAAGAAGGGAATAAACGGGCAAACGGAGCTTTTTATCAGATACTTTATGTTTCTGACGGTAACAAAAATGGTAACGAAAGTGGTAACGTAAATGGTAACATAAACGGTAACGTAAATGGTAACCCTTTATATAAACAGAAACATAAACAGAAACCTATGGGGGAAAATAACTCTGGCGAGTTATTCCCACCGGAGCCACCACCGAAAAAGAAGCTGCTTAAAACCAAAGTAGAGTTTATACCACCGACCGTCGAAGAAGTGAAAGAGTATTTTCGGGGCAAACTTCCTGACTGGGAATTGCAAGCGGATATTTTCTACAATCATTTCTCCGGGCTTGGTTGGAAAACGGCTACAGGTGCCAAGGTTGAACGTTGGGACAGCCGGGCCAATCTTTGGATAATCGAAAAAAAACAGCAAGGCAATGGAAAAACAGAAACCCAAGGACAAAACGGTCGGGATGCTGATAAGGCAGCAAAGGCAAGAAACCTCATTGCGGAGTACGCGGCCATCGAGCAGGGATGTGATGTTGTCGGCCATCAAGCAGAGATACCCGACCTTTAGCCAAGCCTCTGCCGCATATTCGACATCGCTCCAGCCGATACTTCTTGCCGACCTTGATAAAGCATACAGCGAGAAGTCTCCCACGTTGTCAGACCTTGAACAGATGTACGGTGACGGCTCCTCGGTTTTGTGGGCAAAGACGCAGCTACTGACTATTGATTTTGCCTCTGCCACGAAAGAGAGTGCCGATGAAAAAGCTTTGAACGAGTTCTCAAACCTGTTTGTAAGGCAGTATCACTACATCAAGTTGACCGAATTCATTCTATTTGTCGCCCGATTCAAGTTGGGCAGATACGGTAAATTCTACGGCTATTTCGACACGATAACCATTGGCGAGGCTTTCCGTAAGTTCCTCAAAGAGCGGTCGGATGAGTTGGATATAATCATCCGGAAACGTAATAACCAGGCGCAGGAGCGGCGGCAAGTACCTGTGGAACGGAATCACCAACCACCCGACGACTTACGGGCAAAACTCAAATTAAGATGAAAGACATAAAACTGATAGCGACTATTCTGTCAATTCTGGCAGCGTATGCCGCTTTTTATTTTGTCTGCTACTGGATAGCGGACTATTGTTTAAGAACTTATTTGTAACGCAATTATGGAAAACAAAACTTTCAAAGAAGCTATCAAGAGTTATCTTGATGAACGTGCCGGGACTGACGAACTGTTCGCTAAGTCCTACGCAAAAGAAAACAAGAATCTGGACGAGTGTTGTTCTTACATCATGGGTGAAGCCAAGAAGCTGGGCAATGCCGTATGCATTTCCGATAACGAGGTGTTCGGTATGGCTGTACACTATTACGACGAGGACGACATCAAAGTCAACAAATTATCTGCCGGTACAAGAACTGTAGCTTCCACTTTACCCCAACCGGTGAAGTTGACCGAAGAAGATAAACAGAGGGCTCGTGAGGAAGCGATTAAACGTCTTACCGAAGAGCAATATGCTTTGCTCAAGAAAAAGCCATCACGAGGAAAGAAAGAGGCAACGGAAGTACAACAGATGTCATTGTTCTAAAGTTATGGATGATGTTTTATCAGGTAAGATTTGTCCCTATTGTGGTAATCCTACCGAGTATGTGGATAGTTCTGTTATTTATGGGCGTTCTTATGGTATGATTTACCTCTGTCGTGATTGCAGGGCTTATGTTGGAGTTCATAAAGGTACAGACCAAGCATTAGGGCGTTTGGCGAATGCGGAACTTAGAGAAGCTAAGAAAGATGCCCATTTCTATTTCGACCAGATAGCCAAGACTAATCTTATCAATAAGATTTGGAAAGAGCATATTCCCAATACCTCAAATAGAAATAAGGCCTATTTGTGGTTATCCATTCAATTAGGAATACCACGTGAAATATGCCACATAGGAATGTTCGATGTAAAAGATTGTAAACGAGTAGTTGAACTGTGTAAACCATTAATAAAGCTATGAAACCGCGTACTAAATTGCAAAAGGAAGTCGCCGATCTGAGTGCAAAATTGGGTGAAATATCTGATTCTCCCAAAGAGTGGGCCAAAGAACATCTGTTTGCTCATACGGCACATAAATGCAAGGATGAACTTTGGTGTTCGGAATGTGGGAAAATATGGATAAACACCGATAATAGCGAATTGAGCATTATCCTTTTGGGTGATAAGACCGAATGCCCTTATTGTCACCACAAGCTGGACGTAAAGGTAAGTCGGAAATGCCAGAATGAAGAGGAAATCTACATGGATATACTACAGGTTGTAGGTAACTTCCAAGTGATACGCCATATCCTGTGCTGCAAGTATTCTTGCAAAAGTGGTTTTCGTGAGCATCTGACATCAAATCCTTATTACAGTTTTTTTGAGACTGTTCAGGAATGGATTACAGTTAATGGCAAACGTACCATTATCGTCAGACCTATGAATATGGGTGGCAATGGATGGTTGTATGGTAGGCCTTTGAGTATAAAGAACGAATACGGTAGTGGTTATTACAGTTATGGTGATGTGTATTCTATACATGGATGGTTATATCGTAAGATAGAGGTTCTCCCGGAGTTGAAGAAACGTGGTATAGGCCGGAATTTTCCTGATGTCAATCCGTCGAGGCTTATACGATCGCTCTTAACCGGTAACAATGATGCCGAACTCTGTTTGAAAACAAAGCAGATGGCAATGCTTAAACACATGGCTAAGGAAGGGTATTATCAGCTTCGGTACAAGCCATCTTTCAATATCTGTAACCGTAATCACTACATCATCAAGGATGCCAGTATGTGGAATGATTACATTGACCTGCTGCTCTATTTCAAGAAAGACGTACGTAACGCCAAATATATATGTCCCAAGAATCTGAAAGTCGAGCATGATTTGCTGATGAATAAGAAAAGGAGCATTGAAGCAAAGCTTCGCAGAGATAGGGAAAGGATGGCGGCAATCCGTCTTGAAAAAGAACGTAGGGAAAGTATTATTCAGTTCTACAAGAGAATGGAGAAGTTCTTCGGTTTGGAGATAACGGACGGAAGTATAACTATCCGTCCATTGGAAAGTATAACCCAGTTCTACCAAGAGGGGAAAGCAATGCACCATTGCGTATATACAAATGGGTATTACAAGCGTAATGATTGCCTTATCCTTTCGGCCCGCATCGGGGAAAAACGTATCGAGACAATAGAACTGTCCTTAAAAACTCTTGAAATAGTTCAATCGCGTGGTGCATGTAACCAGAATACAGAATACCATGAGCGTATCATTGGGCTTGTTAAAAAGAATATTGGTCTAATCCGTAATAAATTATCAGCATGAAACATATCATCCGAAAAATAGAATACATCACCGGCGATAATCGTCGGTGTGAGAAAGTAGTCATTGAAACAAACGACATCGAGACTGAGAGAAAGCGGTTGTATGCTGAGTACCCCTGTGATGTGATATACTTTACTTATGAGACAATAGAATAGATAGTACAATGAAAGATTATATCGAGTTTCTGAAAGACAAGATGGCCATCAGTCATCAATCAGGATTTGAGGTGTCGGCAGAGGAACTGACACCTTTTCTTTATCCTCACGTGAAAGATACTGTTCGTTGGGCGATATCCGGCGGTTGCCGGGCAATATTTTCCAGCTTTGGTATGCAA